CCGTTTAGTTTAGAATCTAAACTTATGGTTCTAGCTCTTGTGGCTCCATCAGACCCCCAACCGCTTACGTGGTCTCTATCGAAGCCCCTTAGCAAACCCCAATTACGATCACTGGCAGTTACAAATGTATCTTTAGAATACCTTGCGTTAATATCTTGCCATCCTGGAACCGGTACAAGTCCTAATTCTTCTGGCGTTAAAGCTACATCCCAAACTCTAGGATCTTGTTTAATTTGTTCTACTTCTTCGGCAGTAAGCAAGTAGTGAGTATTTCTACTATTAGGTCTACGATTAGCTACATCTACCGCACGATCTGGTATATATAAATTCCCACCAGGTGTCTCCATGTCTTGATAAAAACTTTCAAGATCCTCATGTCTATGGAGAGTAACTATATATTCTTTTAACTGGCTCATTATATTACCGTATCAATATCGCTTTCCTGCACACCAGTTATGGTCCAAGGTATCACAGTTCCTGGTGCTAGGCCAGTAGTATTTAATGTAAAGATAATTGTGCTACCTTCATTTGCAATGTTACCTACTGTATTGTTTACCAACGAGTAAGTTGGTGCTGCTGTTGTGGTTGTGGTGCTGGTTGAAGTTGTGCTAGTGGTTGAGGTGGTAGTTGTTGGAGTTGGTGCCGCAGTGGTAGTAGGTGCCGCAGTGGTAGTAGGTGCCACATAACCACATAATGTGCTATTTTCCTCGATTAATTTATAGTAACTTAAACCAGTGCCGTCGGCATATATTCCATAATAATTATTGTCTTCGCAATAAGTGGATAATAATGTTCCATCTGCAGGGTAATCTTCAAATGTTTGTGAATATGGTGGGCAACATTTTGATAAGACCATGGCCTTTTGCATGGCTGTTTCATCTGTGTAATCTACCACGCTTGTTGTGGCTGTATCTATGCCTAGACTCTGTGCTATGGCATTGTTCTTACCTTGTACAATAGCAGCACGAATAGCTTCACCATATACTCCAGTATCAGCAGAATTTTCAATCCATGAACGGTATCCGGTTTGAAAATCGTCTTGATATGCTGTGTCTAAACTTTGCACAAAGTTAAGTATGGATGAGATACTGCCTTCTGCATCGGCGGGATTTAATTTCGCTGCTTTAAGATTACGTTTCTCTAAAATAAGTTTATCTTGTATTTCGCTATAAAAGTTACTGACAGTGGTTAAGATTTCTGCGTTCGAAGGGGCATTTACCATAGCATTATATGCAAGACGTATGGCTTGTGCATCTGCAACATCAGTGTTAAGTCCACGCTTTGCATTTTCAATAGCATTGTTAATTGCTACCTTAAATGCCTGCCCTTCTGGGGAAGATAAAATCTTACGCTGTCCTTGTAAAATACCGGCCAAACGTACATTATAATCTGTACCATGAAAAGAGCCCATGACATCATCCATGGTAGGATTATCAAATACACCTCGTCCTCGCCCGGTGATTTTAGCTCTTTTATCTAAATTATAATTTAATGTGTCGCGAAAACGAGTTTTATCACGTTCAATATCAATTACCACACTAGCTCTTGGAAATTCTACTTCACTCAGCTTGTCTGCAACTTGTTTGAATGATAAAACATTGGTAGCCCCAACACTGGCTATTTGCTTTGATACACCTGAAAAATCTTTAAATACTTCTCTAGTATCGGTGCTCATTACTTTAGCAGGCTCTAAGACTTCTGCTAAGGTGGAAATTGGTTGCGAGAATTCAGTTCTACTTACTATTTCTTCTAAAGGCTTGCCTGTAACTTTAGAAAAAACCGATGTTAATTTTACGGGATTGGCCGATGATACATGTAAAGGGTTGATGCCGCTGCTAGAAAGAATACTGTTAAATGAAGGAATATTCTTTTCAACAAGGTTCTCAGCTATTTGCACTGGCGAATAAAAGTTGCTCACAGCATCTTTAGGAAACATTGTTCCCCATTTGGATACATCACTAGTCAACGACGTAAACGCACGACTACTTTGATTAATAGCATTTTGCAGTGTACCTAAGTAACCATTGGGATTAGGCAGTGCACCCGAAACAACTGAAGTTAATGTCTTGCTCAAAGTGTTCATGGGGTTTAACATGTTGTTAACCATGCCACCTGTTATTTGCCCAAACGTGTTCTGTAGGTTAAACTTGCCTAATTGCGGATTAAGTGCATTAGTTATAGATCCTAAAGCAAAGGCAGACTGATCACAAAAGCCTTTAGCTGTGGCTATACACTCAGTTAGCCCAGGAATACCATTAGTTAAAAAACTTTGTGATTGGCTTACTACATTATCAAACAAATTAGTACTAGGAAATGAGATTTCTTCTAGATCTAGTTTTTCTAGCAAGTCTCCATTCATTATGCCACTGAGACTTCCTGTAACATCTCCTAATGAACTTTTAACAGCGTCACCACATACACTTGTTGCTTGTTCTATTACTCCGCCAAGTTCACCTTTGACTTGATCTACTATACCAGCCATAGAGCTCGATAAGTCAGGAATTAAGTCTGTGCCTAATGCTCCAAAACTTTGAGCAAGGCTACCTATACCATCAAGTCCGGGAATGTTTGTTAGCCCCCCGGTTATTCCGGATATTCCGCCTAGTCCACCGGCCAAACTTCCTAACCCGCCTAGACCGCCTGTGAGTCCACCGGCCAAACTTCCTAACCCGCCTAGCCCAGGAACGAGGCCAGCTCCACCCAATAAACCGGCACCGGCCACACTCGAGACAACACTTAAGACGCTACATCCCATAATAAGTATTTATTTGTAGGAAAGTGGGCTATTAGCCCACTTGTACGTCACAACTACCTATTACTATGGAACAAAAACAGGCAGCAATATCCCCGGCACGTGCCATTGGCTTGCCCTCTACCATAACAGTACAGCTGGCTTTGATGATAGGGACAGGGACTTTATGGGGCCCTTTCCTAAAAGAGGGGTGAGGTAAACAAATAGAACCTTGATGTGCAGCAGGTTTACCGTTGACTAGGACGCTACAGGCCACTGGGAACGTTATTTTGCCCCCTAGGCCTGCCATTTCCATACCTTGTCTAGCTGCACCCGGCATTATGAAGATGAAACCGAATCAGTACTGATAAGACTTTGTGGATTCTCACCGTCTTCTAAAACTTTGACATAGTGCTCTTTTAATTTTTCATGTGTAGGGCACATGGCGACCACATGCTGGTCACGATAGTGCAAATTGTCACGATCTGGATCTAGACCAAACATGGCTTGTAGTACACCAATACCTTCGGGCGTAGTTAATACTATACAAGGTTTGTTTAACTCATAAACATCATTAGCATGACTAACTAGTTTTCCTACAACTTCGTCACCGTTGATTAATTTGAGACTAATAATGTCGTCAGCTTTTAATTTGCTACGTTCAATTAACATTTTGACTTTCCTTTAGTATATTGAAATCTTTATCATTTAATCGTGCTAGCCCATTATATCCACCTGTAACAAAAAGCTCTCCGTTACGATATATTTGGGGCACAGTTCTATGTCCTTCACTTACAATAAATGCTTTTGCCTGCTCATCAAGATCGATTCTAACTTCTTCAAACTCAATACCCTTGAGCTTAAGTAAATTCTTAGCACGGTCGCAGAAAGGACAATTATCTTTACTATATACGGTCAGCTTCATGCTCGCTCCGATTCTACTACAACACCAGATCCTGCTAGTTCTTCTGCCACACTCACTAATGATTCAAGTAGTTCATCTGTGGCCAGTTCGGGTAATTTACTTCCTTCTTTCGTTAACATAGATAATTTTATAATTATTACTTCTTCATGTATTTTTGCCATATTGATTCCTATATTACTGGTAACTCATCTTTATTGATAGAATCAGACATTACACCGATAACATAGTTAGTGCTTTCACTTTCTTGTAACGCAGTCTGTTTCTTATTAATATTTACATGTTTGTTAAACCATGGTATTGGATTTGTTTTGGGATGGTCTTCTAAATATTTTACACCGATATCTTTTAACCTAGTAAAAGCCGTATAGTCAACAAAATCGCGTAGTATTTGACCATTCAACCCAATAACTACACCTTTTTTGAACAAATAATCAGCCCAGGCTTTTTCTTCAGCTACCACTTCCATGTACATGGCATAGACTTGGGCACGACAATCCTGTGCAGCAGCAGCGAATCTTGGATCCTCACGTTGCACTTGATTAATAATGTAAGCAGTCCATTCTGCGTGTAGGATTTCATCCTGTAAAATTAGGGCAATGATATTACCATTGCCAATGAATATACGATTTTCCACCATGGCCAAACTAGTGGCAAAACTTACCATAAACCGCAGTGCTTCAAGAGCATAGCTGGCATTTAGTGCCATCCAAATAGCACGAATGTGTTCTTTTTCGTCTACTAGTTCTGGGGTTATTTCCTTGACGCTATTTAGACGATGTAGTTCATCATAGTAACGTCCTACACTGGCGGCCATATCTATGATTTCTTTTGTATCATGTATTTTATTGAATTCTTCTTTAGGCACACCATAGATGTTTCTTATAATATGGCTATAACTCTTGCTATGAATATTAGTTTCAAAGAAACTCCAATTATTAACAAGTGCTTCTAATTCTGGTATACTGATCACAGGCCCAAATACCTGTGCTGGTGCACGACCTTGTATACTATCTAGTGCAGTTTGTCGCAATAGATTACTGGTAAAGATATGACGTATACTGTCTGTGGCTTCTTTGAAATCCATCTTGTCTTTGGTCAAGGTCACTTCTTCAGGAACCCAAAAGAAACCACGTGCAGTTTCTTCGAATCGCTGGATGCGAGGATATTTTACTTCCTCGAATCTTTGCACAGTGACCGGACCTTCGGGATCCAAGAACATGGTGCGTTTTAGATAATTTGTCTGTTTCTGTAGGTTATATTGTGCTAGGCTCATCTTC